CGTTTTCAGCAATACCAACACCACCATCTACAATTAAAGCACCTGTGGTAGTACTTGTTGAAGTTGTAGTATCATTAAGATTTGTTACACCAGTAACATCTAAAGTACCACCAACATTAACACCAGTAGAATCAAGGAAAAGAGCATTAACACTATTAACTTGTAAAGCAATATTACTACTTGCAGGAGCATTAACAATAACATTACCAGTTGAAGTTGTAATATTAACATCGGCATCACCAGTAGTAATATCATCAGCCGCTACGGACCCTGCAGCAACAGAAGACCAAGCAAGAACTGCTTTATCAGTACCAGAAACACTATTAATTGTTAATACTTGTGTTGCTGAACCAATGGCGGCTGGTAATTCCATTTGATAAGATGTAGTTGTATCTGATGGTTTAATACTAACATTAGCACTATTATCAGCATCTGATAAAGTTAATGACTTAGCATTAGGAATTTGAATAGGAGCACTGAAATATCCTTTTGAAAAAGTTGCCATAATTATATATAAATATTACTTATTAAAGAAAGAAAACTTGAGATTAAATTATTTACTATTTAACACATATTAAAAAAATAAAATAGATGAAAATAAATTTTAATGATATAAATTTATTCAACAATACATCCTGTATTAAGAACCTGCCACCTATTACGACTAGCATCTCCTGAAAATTGTATATACATCATACTAGTAGATTGCCCAGATTGTGTATAGATAAGTTTATTACCCATTCCAGTCCCTACACCCACATTTCCAATTCCAGCAAATGTGACTTCAACTCTATTATTATTTCCAGCAGTATCAAAGATTAAATTAGTATTTTGCCCTTGACTACCATTGGCAATTTCAGCGTAAAAATTACCATTATTACCTGAAATATCAAATATAACAGTATCACTACGACAAGTAATATTTTGAGGTGATGCTGGATTACTAGATAAGTCGGCATTTTCTAAAAATTGAAGACTTGATGAGATATGACTATTAGCAGTTAAATTTAAATTAACATCTATTAAATTTACACGTCCAGTAGATATATTTAAATTACTCAAATCATTAATATCAATATTACTAGTGCTTACAATAATATCACCTCCTCCACTAGCACCATTTGTATCTAAATACAAATCCCCACTTCCCCGTGTTTTTAAACGCAAATCAACATTAGTATCGCCATCTACGGTAATTTCCGGCATAATAGAACCACTTAAATTTCTTTTAGTAAATACTATATGATTACCACTAGTATTACTATCATTGAATTTAACAATAACATTACTAGTATTATCTACTATTTGTAAATTAGTATTACCTGCTGCTAAAAGTAAATCACTATTAGTTGTAAAACTAATATCTTGAGAATTAGTATCTAAGGTCCCACCTAATTGAGGAGTAGTATCATCAATTACACTATTTAAACCACCGCTACCAGCACCAACATTAGTCCAACTTCCTCCAACATTCTTAAATTGTAAGGAACCACCACCATTTACTCTAAAACCAGCATCTACAGTTTGAGAATTAAGATCAATATTACTTGAAAAAAAGTTTATGTATCCACCTGTTCTCGCAATATGAATATTACTAAATTCTAAGTCTCCTGCAATTTGATTAATTTCATTTTCTAAATCATCTTGACGAAGAATTAATTTTTTTTCTGAAGTAATTTCTGCTAAGGATTTTGTAGTAATATCAGCAGGATGAATATATAGGTCATTATTTTCTATAATTAAACTTTTAAATTTACCATCTGTTCTATCTTTTAAAGCAATTAAGGAATTCTCATTACCTGATAAATTATTATTATTTTTTGTTAAAGGAATAAATAATGTATTATTAACTATTAAATTACTACCACTATCTAAAATATTGGCAGTATTATTAATAACCGTAATACTCGTATCATTGGTTCCAAATGTTCCAATATGGACATTTTTATTATTTGTGGTTGTTTCTGACATTATTTTTTAATTTTAAATATTCTTTATCTTAAAAAATACCTTAACAAAATATTTCTTAATTTTGCCTTCTTTCCTTTATCATAAATATTTTATTTAAATATATTTAGATAAACTTAAAAAAAAATAAATTTGTAGGTTAAAAATATTTATTTATTTTATATCAAAATAATAAATCCTAACAGGAAAACTAAATAAGAAATAACCTTATTAAGATAGTTAAACTAGAATATTTATCTTAAAGAAAAACAATAAAATATGGAAGGTACATTAACACAATTAGGTTTAAAGAATTATTTGTTTTCAGAAAAACAACCACAGAAATCTTTTTTCCAACATTCTTACAAAAACTTTTATAATTTTGCCAAAGATACACGGAAATTAGATTTTCGTTCTAATTTAAATTTTGGAAAAAGAGCAAGTTTTCGTTTAGACGCAGATGGAAGATATGGTGATTTAGTCTCAAATTTGATGCTTCAAGTTGAATTACCTGATGTATCTTCACTAACCACTTCTACAGGTTCTAAAGTAGGTTATACTAATGGTGTAGGTAATGCTTTAATTAAAGAAGTACAATTAAAAATTGGGGGTAATGTAGTAGATACACAAACAGGTGAATGGTTAGATGTATGGAGTAGTTTAGCAATTACGAAAGGTAAATTAGATATTTATCACGATATGGTAAAGAAATTTCCAGGTCAATACGTTAGTAATTTTAAAGGAGGAACTGTGTTTATCCCATTATTTTTCTGGTTTTGTCAAAATGTTAATGCTAATACTAAGGATAATAAAGCATTAACTTTACCATTAATAGGAATGAGAAATTGTGAAATTGAAATTATTATACAATTTAAGTCTGCTAGTGAATTACTTATCTATGAAGACACTAGTAGTTTATCTTCATCACAATTAAGTTCTTTATCTATTACTCAAAATTATATGCTTGTTGATTACATCACTCTTCAAACAGAAGAAAGGATTAAATATCTAGAAGCTAAAAAACAAATGTATTTAATTACCCAGACACAAAGTCAAACTTTCCAGTTTGATGCTGGACAATCTAATATTAATTTAAATTTACGTCAATTTAAATACCCAATTACTGAATTAATTTGGGTATTAAGAAGTAATACTAATAAGGATAATAATCATTATTTTAACTATACTGATAGTTTAATTAACGATCCAAATAGAAAAGGGTTTTTAGCAACTGGGAAATTAGTATTTGATGGTCGGGATAGATTACCTGAAATGACTGCTGATTATTTCACTAAAGTTGAACCCTTTAAATTACACGAAAATGTTCCAGATAAAAATACTATTAATTGTGTATCATTTAGTTTAGAACCTGAAAACTTTGCTCAACCAAGCGGTAGTTGTAATTTTAGTTATCTTCACGAACCTAGATTCCAATTAACTACTAAAGCAGGACTACCTGCTGGAGAATTAATATTATTTGCTATTAACTATAATGTTCTTCAAATGGATAATAAAGGCAATGTTTGGTTATTACATAATCTTAGCAAATCTGCTCCCGATGCTTTACCAAATCTTAATAGACCTAGAAGTATAGAAGAATGTAAATTAGCAGTAGAAGAAACTAGAAAAGCAAAACAATTAATTTCCACAATTAACACAATTAATCAATTTGTTAAACCCCAAGATATTGAACCAGAAGTTGCTAATATAATTCAATCAGCATTGTTTAATAAGAAATCTAATAAAAATGATACACATGAAGTTCAAATTAAAGAGGTAATTAATCCATTATTAGACAGTCTTAATCAAGAAATGGATAAAGTATCTACTAAAGTTAATGAATTAATTGATAATGGTCAATCTATACAAGATTTAATGATTAAGGGAATAGAAATAGCAGGTAAAAGAGTCCCTATTGATAAAATTACTGATTATTTAGCACATTTAGGAAAAGAATTTATTGAAAATAATATTATTTAATTATCTAACTAATTAATAATAATTAAATATAAAATGAATTGTTATTTATTATGTATGATTGCTTCTGCATTATTTGCTAGTATGCTTTATTTATCTTTAAATGTTAATAAAGATAAAGTATACCAACAGTATTTACAATTATTAGATGATGACCAGAAGAAAGTATTGAAGGAAATCAATAAAGAAAGATTACATATCTATATGATGGGTCTTGCTCTAGGTCTTCTTCTAGGATTAGTATTTTTACAAATCACTAAAAAAGGTGTGGGACGCACTTGTGGTTTTGTAGTTATTGTCATGCTTACTAATTACTTATTTTACTTAGTTTATCCTAAAAGTAAATATATGGTATCTTATTTAAAAACACCCGAACAAAAGCAAGGTTGGTTAAATGTTTACAGAACTATGCAATTTAACCATTATTTTGGTATGGTATTAGGTGCTATAGCCTATGCTATTGTTTCTGTATTACCAAATTAATTTAATTATTTTTAAAATTTTATCTTTAATTACTAAGTCTAGATAGTAAATACATTATTAATATTTAAAATATTATCATTTAAATATTAGAATTATATTATATCTATTCAAACACACAATATGAGTGTTAAATCCCAAGTTTCCGTCAAGGATTTATCTAATTTATATCATCATAGTCTTAATTTAAGAAAGGGGTGTCGTCATTTTAGTAAATATATTACAGACCTATACTTGGATTTAATTTTTAGTTTTGAAGGAGAATATATAATAAATTTTCAAGTAGATGTACCAGATGGTATAGAACCAGAGTTTTCATTTGATTTGATTAAGTCTTCCACTGATATTATTACAAATGAAACATCTTTAGAAGTAAATTATAGTAATGGAAAAAGACATAGTATTAAAAATAAACCTTATCAATCAGGTATATTTACAGATAAGGTTAACCTTCCTTCTAGTGGAACATACGCCTTAAGATTAAAATCTAATACGGAAAATTTGATAATAAATTGTTTAGAATTTGAGGGATATGGACCTGTAGTAATTTATCCTATTACAACACAATTCCAGTTAAGAAGCAGACGCCATGCTAGTGCGGCATATAACAATTCATATTTTGATGTAGAAAATGCTAAATACTTTTATCGTGAAGTTATTATTAATAAACATCAACCTAATACATACTATACTTTTTCTTTTGTGGGAGGATATTTGGGTTTAGTTTTGAAAGAAGAAGAGGGTAAAAGTCAAATTAATTTTAGTGTTTGGAATGGTAATAATAAGGTTCCTAGTAAAATGATAGAAAAAAGTGTTCATCCTGATTTAGTATATCGTAATTTTAGTCACGAAGGGAAAGGGGTTCATTCTCATTTACCTTACTCTTTACAAGAAGGTAAAAAATATGGGTTACTTCTTCATCTAGATTACAATAAACAAGATAAAGTGACTTACTATACAGGCTATTTTATAGATTTAAGTAAAAATAACATTGATGATTTAAATAATAGTTTTAATAATGATAAAAAATATAATAAACAAAATGATAAAAGAAATGATAAAAAAAATAAAAAACATAAATTAGAATGGGTAAAGTTAGGTTGTATTAGAAGAGAAGGGAAATTCTATATTGGTAATGGAAATGCGGATAGTGTTAAATACCCTACTAGATTAGGAGGATTTATCGAAAATACAGGGTGCTTTAATGGTCATCTCTGGCATAGACAATTTCAAATGGGTAATGATTTAGTTAGTCTAGATGGGGAAGAATGGGCGTCTCCTAAGTGTATGGTATTCACTTGTAAAGATAATAGAAATGCTAATTGTAAATTCTTGAAAAAAAGACAATTATTACAAGTAGGAATGGGTGGGTTATGTGGTAATAATGACCAAGAAAGTATTAAAGTCTTCCATCTGGATGAGGAAGATAAGGAACCAGTTCCTAATTATTTATTAGGTTTCAAATAAGTTGTAAATAAAATTGATTTTATTTTAATATTTAATTTTAAAATATTAACTTGATTAATAGTAATTAAATTAATATTAACTTTAATTAATAACTGATTAATATTAACTTATTAAAAAAGTAATAAATCAAAATTACCTAAAAGAAAAATGATTATTCCAGTTCGTTGTTATACCTGTAGTAAAGTAATTGCTGATAAATATGAACATTATCAAAAAAGAGTTGCTGAATTAAAAAGGAAAGAAAACCAACCAGATAAGGTAAGTGTCATTAATATGAATGTTGATGAAGTCAAAAAAACGGTAGAAGGTCGTGTCTTAGATGAGATGGGATTTTCAAGATTATGTTGTCGTAAAATTATGCTTTCCCATATTGATTTTGTGTAACATATTAATTTAATTAAGTATATAATATACCACCCATTCCTTTTTTTATTTTTAAGTAATTATAATTAACTGCGTAAACTCTAATATTACCTTCGGTGATAAAAGTAGGTAAAGTTAAATTTAATCTAACATCATCAATTTTGCCAAAATTACAAGTTCCAGATGGTAAAACATCATCCGCATGTAAAGCAAAACTATAGAAATAAATATAATTAGTACTAGAACTATTATGATGTGCCAATGGTTGAACTAAACGAAAATAATCTGCTTGTAATTTAATAAATCTTTGCTGACCATTAAATAATAATTCACTTGTTAATAATGGAGATTTTTCCTTTCCAGCAGTTGTATCAAATACACTATATTTATCCCATCTATTCAAATTTTCATAATAATTACTACGATAGGTCCAGATTAATTCTTTGACAGGATGATTAAAATGAAGTGGTAAATTACGATTAGTTTGCCCAGTTGCTAAACTATATTCATCTTCTTGGACCTGTTCAATAATATAATTAATCTCTTCCTTTTCAAGAAAAAACTGTCTTTCTTGTTTATCCAAATAAATAAATGAATTGTAAATATAAGCATCTTCAATTTCTAAATTACTTAAATTAACTAATGAACCTAACCCGGATTTTGCACTTCCTGAATATAAACAATCTTCCAAATCTCTAAATTCTATTTCTATAACTAAATCGTGATATCCCAAACTAATAACTGGTAATGCTTGACTTATTTTTTTCATAAACCAAAAAGGAAGAGGTACATAAACGTATTGTTCATTAATTAAACTAAATTCACGATAACCCGGTATTTTTCTTACCATTTCTAAGTAATTGGAATAATGTCCCATTGGAAGATAATACTTGTAAAAAATATCTAAATACTCTCCAGACATTTCACTAATAGTTTCTCCGCCAATTTTGAAACTCAATTTCTTAATAATATAATTACCTATTCCATTTATCCAACTTACTAAGGGATTACCTGTTTCTGTTAATTTTAATGCTAATAAACTACCAGTTAGTAAATCTCCTTTTTTTTCAATTACACAAGTTGCTTTTCTACCAAAACCCCATCCACTTTTAAATACATTTTTGGTTTCAAATTTAGTAAAATTGGTATGTGCTCTATATACACTTTTAAAATAACTAAATTTAGGATTTCCAAGTAATGGAATATCTTCCTCACCTCTAGCCGCCAATTCTAATAAAGCTCCTTTCATTATATAGTATTGTATTTATTCTAATTTTTCCTAATTAAAGATTTAATTATTA